TTAATGGAACGTATGGGCAATAGAACAGACCAGCGTCATATGGGTTAGTACCTTTGTAACCTACGTTGATGTAATCTGCAGATGCATATGGGTCAATATAGACACGCATACGACCATTCAGAACACCAGCAAAAGTGTTGCCTGTGTCATCAACATTCAAGTTGGTTGACATTGCAGGAGCGTAGTCCAACATGCCTGAAGCAGCAAGTGCAGAAGCTACGTCAGAGGAACAAACCATGAAGTTACCTTTACCTCTACGTGTTTCTTTAGCAATTACGTTAGCTTCACGCTCGATCTGAAGAATCAGACCTTTGAACTTTTCTACTGACCAACGACCATCAGCATCCGTTTGGATGTTGAAGATACCATTGATAGCAGTGTTTGACTGCAGAGCACCTGTTTTAGCTTGTGCATTCATAGTACGGATAACTTCACGGTTGATTTCAGCAAGAATCTCAGTTGAGAGAATGTTTGCCAATTCCGTTTCAGCATCCAGACCATGGATAGCTTTCAGGTCCTGTGCAAGTTCTAAGCTGTATTCAGCTTTCAATGCACGTGACTTAGCAGTAACAGTTGCCTTTTCAATGGTAAAGCCCATTTCACCGAATGAAGAACCACCGGTTGAACCAAGTGCTTCAGCATCGTCTGTTGGCATACCACCAGCAACATCAGGACCATTGCCACGATCATTATCGATCGAGGAGTCTGAGTTAGAGTCGGTAAGACCTGACAGACCAGAAGGACCAGAAGTTTGAGTTACAGAAGAATCACCAGAGAAAGCGGTGTTTGCTTCGTTGAACAGTGCTTCAGTTGAACCAGTTGAACCAGCACCATAGCGTGACTTCATTGCGAAGATCAGGCCAGTTGGACCAGACATTGGCTGAACGCCACAGATGTCATAAGCCATCAGGTTAGGCATTGCGCGGCGAACTAGAGCAATAAGAACTGGGTTCCAGTTAGCAGCTGAAGTTGTGTTGTTGCCAGGAGCAGCTTCCATCATAAGACCTTCTTCGCGAAGTGCTTGCTCTTGGTTTTCCAGAATTGCTGCAGTTACAGCTTTTCTGTGCTTATCAGTAATGGTGCCAGCAGATTCTTCATTCAGTACTGGTGCCCACTTTTCGATAAGGTTATCGTAAGAAATTACGTTATGCATTTCTAGGACTCCTAATTATTGGGTTTTTCTAAGTGCTGCGAGGTACTGATTCATTGAACCTGATGTCTCAACGATATCATCGTCTGATTCATCCGTATCAAAGTCAGCAGACTCTACTTTTGCTTTATTAAAATATGATTCTTTAACGGTTGCAACTTTTTTAGCAAAAGTTTCTTCGTCATCAAAATCAATATCTTCAACAAGCGACTTTAGCTTTTCAACTTGAGTTTCGGCCAAATCACCTGATGCTTCACGAATGATTGCATCACGCTTATAACCTTCAAGTTCTTCAGCCATTGCGATTGCTTGACCAGTTTGTGCATTGAGTTTTTCCTCAAGTTCTTCAACTGTTTCAGCAAGTTCGTCAACCAGGTCAACCTTACCTTCTGGAACTTCGATGTAAGATTCGGTGAATAAATCTTTCAACTTACCCATGAATTCTTCAGCGATTTCCGTCCGAAGTCCAGTTTGGATAGCAAGTTTATTTTCTTCCATCCAATTTTCGACTACATAGTTCAGGTAGCTGTCAACTTTCTCTACGAGGTCACTCTTAGTAGAAGAAATTTCTGCTTCGAGTTCTTCGTTGTATTTTTCTTCAAGACGATCAATCTCTTCAGCAAGTTTTGACTTGATTGCTGCTTCGAAGATAACAGCAGTTTTTTCTTTGAACTCTTCAGACAATGTGGCTTCGTTAGCCATGATTGCATTCAGATCATCAGAAAAATCTACTTCGTAGTTAAACTCAGGAGTTTCTACTACTTCACCATCTTCGTCCTCAAAGCTTTCAGCCATGAGTTTATTCAGAGCATTAGCAAGATCTTCTTTTTTCATGCTGGCCATTTTAGTATAGGCAGCATTAATCATGCCAGCTTTAGTCTTTGGCATTGGATCTTGTTTGGTGTTATCGCCTTTACGCTTAGGAGCAGTTTTACCAGCATTTTCAGCTTTCTTTACTCCAGTACCGCCGCTTCTACCTGTGACCATATCGGCCGCATCATCTTCGGCGGTTTCAGTATCGTGACCTTGTGCTTCCATGATTTCGTTCTCGTCATCATAGAGTTCAATGTCCTGATCTTTGATTTGATTTTCATCAGTCATAATTGACTCCTTTTACAACTTATTTTTGAGTAACGAGAGGAAATTCTTAAACTCACGAACCTGTGTCTCATAGAGATCAGCACGTGGAGCCTTTTTAATTTCAGTCTCCATTTTTTCAATAGCTCGAGATTCA